TGAAAGTAATTCACATGGTCAAAAAGTTATAGCACAACCACACTCTGCAAGTGTAACTAACACTATGTTATTACCAGATGGTGCTAACTCAACTTTAGTATCTCTTGTTGCAACACAGACTTTAACAAACAAAACTTTAACTTCACCAAAAATAAATGAAAATGTGGCTGTAACTTCTACTGCAACAGAATTAAATTTTAATGACGGAGTAACTCTTGGTACTGCAATTGCTTCTAAAATAGTTACAACAGATTCAAACATAGATTCAACAGGAATGAGAAATTTAACAATATCTGGAGAATTAGATGCAGGATCTTTAGATGTATCTGGAAATGCAGATATAGATGGTACTTTAGAAACAGATGCTTTATCTATAAATGGAACAGCAGTTACATCAACAGCAGCAGAACTTAATTTACTTGATGGTGTTTCTGGATTAGTACAAGCAGACTTAACAAAATTAGCAGCAGTTGATTCTACAGCCGCAGAATTAAATATTGTAGATGGTGGAACATCTGCAACAGGTACAACTTTAGTAGATGCTGATAGATTGGTCACTAATGATGCTGGAACCATGGTTCAAGTAGCATTATCTGATGTAAAAACATATTTAAACAGTGCAGGTTTTGTAACAGACGACCCAACAGCACTTGCAATTGCTTTAGGATAATATATAAAATAAAAATAGGAGATAAAAAATGGCAAATACGTTTAAAGTAGCAACTTTCGCAGCAGAACCAGCATCAGCTGGAACACCTTATGTTATGTATACGGTGGCATCAAGTACTACTACAGTAATACTTGGTTTAGTTCTTACTAACCTAAATACAACTTCAGTTACAGCAGAAGTAGAATTAGTTAGTGATACAGCAAACCGTAATGGAACTAACAACGTTGCGAATGGAACGGCTTTTCTTGTAAAAGACGTAAACATACCCGCAGGTAGTTCACTTGAAGTTTTAACAGGTGGTAAAGTTGTTATGGAAACCACAGATGTATTGAAGATTGATTGTTCCGTTGCAGATAAACTTTCTGGCACGTTGAGCATTATGGAGATAACGTAAGATGGCCTATATTGGGAACCAACCTACAGATAACTTCGTTAACTTTGCTACACAGAATTTTTCTACATCAGCAACCGCTTCATATACTCTTACTCACGCAGTAAGTAATGAGAGTGAGATTGCATTATTTATAAATAACGTTAGACAACATCCAGGATCTGGTAAAGCATATACTGCTACAGGTACAGCGTTGACTCTATCTGAAGCAACAGCTTCAACAGATGTAATGTACTGTATTTTTTTAGGTAGAGCTATTCAATCAACTGTGCCAAATACAAATAGTATCACACCTGCAATGTTAGGCACAACAGCGGTTACAACATTAACTGCAGGAACAGGTATTACAACTGGTACAAATACAGTTTACAGAGCAGACGTTCAAAAATTAGGAAACATTTTTCATACAAGAATTTTAATTGACCTTACAGGTTTAGCTAGTTCTGGTAGTGGAGACATTATTGGAAAAGCTGCAACAGCTAATTCACATATTGGCCAGATAACTGCAGCAGTTAACGGAACAGTTTTAAGTGGTAAACTAACTTGTATGGAAGCACCAACAGGTGGAGATCCAGATATTAATTTATGGTATGCGGATGAAGCAACAGGAACAGAAGATGCAGCTATTACAGGACTTACTAACCAAGTACAAATGTGTGATAGTGGTGATCTAGCATTAGGTTCAATGATATCAATACCAACACCACCAGCAGCAAATAAATATTTGTACATGGCTACAGGTGCAGCAACCGATGCTAACTACACAGCAGGAAAAATATTAATAGAATTTTTTGGCTACGAATAGGGGGATAACAGATGGCTCTTTCTAAAGCAGATGTAAATAACATAAACGTTACAGCAGTAGCTAGTAAAGCTATTAAATTTAATTCTGGCGCAGATGGATTTGAAACAGGAGATCTTGGTGGTAGTATGGTTTTAATTAAAACTGTAACAGAAAGTAATGTTTCTAATATTACTTTTATTCATGGTAGTTCAGATGTTGTATTTGATAGTACATATTCATTTTATGTTATAAAATTAATTAATTGCAAACCAGCAAGTGGTGCAAATTTAAAATGGAACACAACAACAGATGGATCAAATTTTAATGTTGTTGTTACTAACACAACTTTTGTTGCAGAACATTCTGAAAATAACAGTTCAGTTGCAAGATTAGCTTATTCAACAGGCTATGATGATGCACAAGCTGCTGATCCTTATTTAGCTATTATTAATAAAGGTGGTTATAATACTGGAGCAGATGCTTCTGGAAGTGGAGAAATAAAAATATTTAATCCAAGTTCAACTACATTTGTTAAACATTATATGTCAAGAATAAATGGCATGAGTGAATATCCCGGAAGTTCAGATTGTTACACAGCAGGATATTTTAATACTACTTCTGCTTTAACAGGATTTAGAATAGAAGCACTTGCACAAAATATTACTGGAACAGTAAAACTTTATGGAATAACATAATGGCAATATCTAAATTTAATTATAACAGTTTTAACGTGACACCTGTTGCAAGTAAAGCTTTAGCATTTGATGCAGATGCTGATGGATTTACTACGGCAAGTGGTAGTTCAATGATTTTAATTAAAACTTTAACAGCATCTTCTTCTGCAAATTTAAGTTTTGTAAATGGAAGTTCGGATGTCGTATTAGATGATACTTACCCTGTTTATAAATTTGTATGTATTAATTGTCATCCTTCTCAACAAGGTGGAGATGGAGATGAATTTTCAGTAGGTTTTAGAGATGGTAGTACAGCTTATGACGCATCAAAAACTTCAACTTTTTTTAGTGCAGTACATGGAGAAGATGGTGGTGGTGGTGCTGTAGCTTATAGAACATCACATGATCAAGCAAATGCAACAGGTTTTCAAACTTTAACTGTTGATAACGATGCTGATAATGATGTTTCAATTTCTGGAGAACTTATGTTATTTAACCCATCATCTACAACTTTTGTAAAACATTTTATGTGGAGAGGTAACAGTGTTCATAGCTCTGCTGCCGCTCATAGTAATTTTTCTGCTGGTTATTGTAATGTTACAGCTGCTATAGATGCTGTTCAATTTAAAATGTCTGCTGGTAACATAGACGCTGGTCAAATTAAACTCTACGGAATAGCGGATTCATAATGGCAATATCTAAATTAAATTTTAACAGTTTAAATGTAACACCAACCGCAAGTAAAGGTATTGGTTTTGATTCAGGAGCCGATGATCTTGAAGCAAGTTTCAGTGGTGGCTCTATGCAATTTATTAAAAAGTTAACAGCGTCTTCTTCTGCAACTTTAGATTTTGTTCATGGTAGTGGTGGTGTTGATTTTTCTACACATAAAGAGTATGTATTTATTTTTAATAATTTACATCCGCAAACAGACGATCAAATATTTACGTTTCAAGGAAGTATAGATGCAGGTTCTAATTATAATGTAGCAATAACTTCAACAACTTTTTTTGCAAATCATAATGAAGCGGATAGTACCGCTGCTCTTGGCTATCAAGGTAATTTTGACCAAGCACAAGGAACAGCTTTTCAACAAACAAGTGGAACTACAGGTTCAGATAATGATCAATGTAATGTTGGAATATTACATTTGTTTAATCCATCATCTACAACTTTTGTAAAACATTTTATATGTAGAACATCTATTTATTCAGCTACTAATTACGCTGTTGACGCAAATGTTGCTGGATACTTTAACACCACGTCAGATATAGACGCAATGCAATTTAAATATCAATCAGGTAACATAGACGCTGGAACTATCACCTTGTACGGAATAGTTTAATATGATAAACAATTTAAAAGGAGTAATTTAATATGGCCTATATAGGTAGTCAACCCACAGTCGGTAATTTTCAAGCTTGCGATGCAATATCTGTAAGCGCAACTGCTACATTTAACCTAGCAGTAGGTAGTGTTGCAATCAGCCCACAATCAGCTCAACACTGTTTAGTGTCATTAAATGGTGTATTACAGGCTCCAATATCTTCTTACACAATTTCAGGCAGTACAATTATATTTGCAGCAGCACTAACAACAGATGACGTTATTGATTTTATAACTGTTATGGGGGACACTTTAGATCTAGGTCAACCATCAGATGGGACCGTTGTTCCAGCAAGTATGGGTACAACTGCTGTTACAGCTTTAACTGCTGGTACTGGTATTACAAATGGTACAAACACAATTTACAGATCAGATGTACAAAAGTTAGGAAACATTTTACACACAAGAATTTTAATTGATTTAACAGGACTAGCAAGTTCTGGTAATGGAGACATCATAGGTAAAGCAGGTACAGCAAACTCTCACATAGGACAAATTACAGCCGCTGTTAATGGTACAGTTTTAGGTGGCAAGATAACTTGTTTCGAGGCTCCCGCTGGTGGAGACCCTGACATTAATCTTTGGTATGCAGACGAAGCTACTGGTGCGGAAGATGCTGCAATAACTAGTTTAACTAATCAAGTACAAATGTGTGATAGTGGAGATCTTGCAATTGGAACTGTTGTTGGGATTCCAACACCTCCAGCTGCTAACAAATATTTATACATGGTTACTGGCGCAGCTACAAACGCAGATTATTCAGCAGGGAAAATATTAATAGAATTTTTTGGTTACGTATAGGATTGATCTATGGCTATTAGAACAGCAGTTAATAGAGCACTAACGGAAATCACAGCGTTGCCAACAGCAGCAGCTTTGGTTAATGGCAATTTAACTTTACTTACAACAGCGACAGCATCTAGTTCTGCTAATTTAACTTTTGATAGTAGTATAGATTCTACTTATGACAGCTATGTGTTTAAATATTATAACATTCATCCACAAACAGACGGAAAACATTTACAAGTAGGTTTTAGAGATGGTAGTACAGCTTATGATGCTACAAAAACTACAACATTTTTTAGAGCTGGGCATGATGAAGATGGATCAAATAATGAAAGTTATTTAGGTTATAGAACTGATAGCGATTTAGCACAAGGTACAGGAGCGCAAAGAGTAGGAATATTTGTAGGTGCAGATAATGACCAATGTTGTAATGGAGAATTACATTTGTTTAATCCATCTTCAACTACATTTGTAAAACATTTTATGGCAAGAACATCTAATAATTATTATGTAGATTATATACAAGATGAATACATGGCTGGTTATTGTAATGTAACTGCTGCAATAGATGGTGTTCAGTTTTCAATGTCATCTGGTAACATAGATAGTGGAGTAATTAAAATGTACGGAGTAGGAGATATACAATAATGCCAATTATTAAAGGTTTAGATAAATTAGTTAAATACAATGATAGATCAATTAAAGATTTAACCACGACTCCTGCAGCAGCTGGAGGTGGAGGCACAGGTGCAATAGTTCATATTAAAACTTTAACTGCTAGTGGAGATAGTACTTTAAATTTTGTTGATGGAGCATCTGGTGTTGTGTTAGATGACACATACCCTATTTATAAAATTGAGTTTATAAATTTGCACCCATCTGCTGACGGAGATTATTTGAGAATGAATTTTAGTATTGACACTGGTTCAAATTATAATGTATCAAAAATAACTACACACTTTTATAGTGGTCATGCTGAAGCTGATGGTAGTACAGCTGTAGCATATGATACAAGTTCAGATTACGTAGGTACAGGCGATCTAACAATTGCTCCTTCGGTAGGAAACGATAATGATCAAGCATTTTCTGGATCAATGACTTTATTTAATCCCAGTTCTACAACTTTTGTAAAACATTTTATTTCAACAATACATGAAGCTCATTCAGATAATTTAGCTGTTAGCACTTATGTTGGTGGTTTTGTAAATTCAGCATCAGCTGTAGATGCAATTAAATTTGTTTACACTTCAGGTAATATTGCTTCTGGTAAAATTAAACTCTACGGAATATTGGACTCATAATGGCATTACCTTCAAATAAACTTATTACAATAAATGATAGAGGAGCTAGAGCAGCTACTACTTTTGGATCAATATCAGCTGGTGGAGCTAACATGGTTTTTATTAAAAAGCTAACAGCGTCATCTTCTGGTACTTTATCTTTTGTTGATGGTGCAAGTTCAGTTGTTTTAGATGATACTTTTAAGGAATATGTTTTTACATTTAATAATATGCACCCAGCAACAGATGAAGTTAATTTTACATTTAATGGTTCAATAGATACTGGATCAAACTATAATGTTACAAAAACATCAACATTTTTTGGTGCATATCATGGAGAAGATGATGGAGATGCTGGTATCATATATAGAGCAAACTCTGATTTAGCACAAGGTACAGGATTCCAACCTTTAGGTTATCTTATTGGAAATGGTAATGATGAATGTACATCTGGTTCTTTACATCTTTTTAATCCAAGTTCTACAACATTTGTTAAACATTTTATTGCAACTACAAATGATTATTATTATGCAGATTATTCATTAAGTCATCATGTAGCTGGATATTGTAATACAACATCAGCGATTGATGCTATTCAATTTAAATTTGCTTCAGGCAACATAGACGCTGGAGATATTTGCCTTTACGGAATACTATAAACATGCTAATTAATAACAAAGGAGAAAACTATGCCAAGATATCACAACATTAACGGTAACAGAGTACAATTTACAGCAGCTGAAGAGACAGCTAGAGACAATGAGGAAACAGCTTGGACTAATGCTGCTCCTGCTAGAGCTTTAGCGGATTTAAGATCTAAAAGAGATGGTCTTTTAAAAGCGTATGATTGGGAAATTGTATCAGAACTTGAACAAGGTAATGCTATATCAGACGATATGAGAACTTACAGACAAGCTCTTCGAGATTTACCAGCTGGTAAAGATACTGTTGCTAAATGTACAGACGCTACGTGGCCAACTAAACCATAGTAGAGCATAGGATCACACTATGTTACAGAAGGTTAAATTTGCACCAGGGTTTAATAAACAAGTCACATCAACCGAAGGTGAAGGCCAATGGGTTAATGGTGACAATGTTAGATTTAGATATGGTTTACCAGAAAAAATAGGCGGTTGGGCTCAATTAGGTTCAGTTGATATTACAGGTCGAAACACTGCTATTCACCATTTTGTAAATACATCAGGTATTAAATATGCAGTGCTTGGCACAAACAGAATATTGTATGCATACTCTGGTGGTATTTTTTATGACATCCACCCTATTAAATCTACAACAACTTTAACATCAGCATTTAGTACAACTAATGGATCAGCAACTGTAACATTAACTTTTGCATCAGCACACAACATAGAAAAAGGTGATATTTTATTATTAGACAATTTTACAGCTATAAC